CCGCAAATATATCATCATGTTTGGTAACATGTTTAACGATATTGACGTTGTTCGATTCAACAATGCGGGTAATGCAGTGCAAACTATCCGTGTTCCAATCGCTTATGGCCCAAAAGAAAAGTTTCTTGCTAGACTTAGACAAGACCCTGATATGAATGCTGATGTTGCTACAACTCTACCAAGACTTTCATTTGAGATCACAGGATTTAATTATGATCCAGCAAGACAAATGAATAAGCAAAACCGCATCACTTCTATCAGCAGTGGTAATAATTCTTTGCGTTCTGGTTTTGCTCCATCCCCATACAGCATTGATATGTCTCTTTATGGTATGTTTGCAAACAATGAAGATGCGGTACAGGTTGTAGAACAAATTCTACCATACTTTAGACCTGAGTGGACGAACTCTGTGAAGATTGTACCATCTCTTGGTATCTATGTTGATGTTCCTACTGTCCTTCAAGGTATGACTATGGAAGATACCTATGAAGCAGACTTTCAGACACGCAGAGCGATTATCTACACATTCAACTTTACGGTAAAGGGTTATATCTATGGACCCGTTACCAATAAAGGAATTATTACAAGAACAAGGGTTGACTTCCATATTCCAACTGCAAATACTGCAACTGGTAATGTGGTTGTAAATACTTCTGACTTTGAAGTAGAGAGGGTTACTTTAACACCGGGTCTTCTTGCAAATGGTTCACCAACAGCTAACTCATCTGCTAGTGTGGATAGAAGTTCTATTAGTGCTAACTCAACTTATGGATTCGCTTTCGACACTGACAACTTCTTTACAGGGAATAACGCCGCAGGGGTTATTAGGTAAATATTATGAAAACCAATGTGAGTGATGGTCTTGATAAAGTTTTGAATATTGATAGTGAGTATGAGGTTATTGAACCGAAGTCTGTCGAAGTCGATGAAAATCAAGAAATAGATTCTGATTACAAATACGCTAGAGAAAACTTGTATGGTGTAATAGAAAAAGGTACTGATGCTCTAGACACTCTTATAGAGTTGGCCAAAGCGAGTGAGCATCCTAGAGCGTTTGAGGTAGTGTCTCAGCTAACAAAAACTCTAGTTGATGCAAATAAAGATTTACTAGATATACAGAAGAAAGTAAAAGACTTGAAAAAGTCTGAAAAAGAAGATCAACCTAAGAATGTTACCAACGCTTTGTTTATTGGTAGCACTGCTGAACTACAGAAACTTGTAAATGGGAGAAGTGAAGATGGCGAAATTCGTGAAGAATAGTGCAAGTGCATGGGAACCTACTTATAATAAAACCTCTATAGGAAGAAACCCATCTCTTGCAAAAATGAATAAGCATAAGAGAAGAAGTTTTAAAAAGAATCGTGGACAAGGGAAAGCAATATAATGGCTAAGAAAAATAGAAATGATAAAGCATGGATGATTCCAGAGGATGAGCAAAGAGACAATGCAACATATCATTTTGTGCATCCAAAAACATTGACCCAAATTCGTAATGGTGTGAAGTTGAGAATGCGTAAATATCATCCGGGCCGTAGAGAGCATGTATGGTTCAAAGAAGCTAAGATGCCGCCGCACAGTAAATAAGGAAACCGATATAAATGATTAGCATAACAGACAGTGCAAAAAAGTATCTGGATGAAGTCAGAAATGACGATTATGTTACACTTGGTGTTAAAGGTGGTGGTTGTAGTGGATTTACATATGTTTGGGATTTCAAGAAAAATTGGCCAGATGTAAATTGGAGCGAACCCTATGGTGATGTTTTAGTTCTAGACCCGATGGCTGAAATGTTTGTCGCTGGTTGTACAATAGACTATGTAAATGAACTTGGTGGTTCGTATTTAAAAGTAATAAATCCTAATGCGACTGCCTCTTGTGGATGTGGAGAAAGTTTTGCCGTATAGAGTTTATTCCAAAAAAGGTTGTATCTTTTGTGATGCAGCAATGGATTTAATGGAAAAGCACGAAATTAAATACGAAGAAATAAAAATAGATGGAAATGAAACAGCTTTAAGATTTTTAAAACAACATGGATTTAAGACTGTACCACAAATTTATGATGAACGAGGCAAACATATTGGTGGATATCAAGATTTTAGAACTCTAGTTGAATGGCCAGAAAATCCAGCAGAATGTCATTCGTTATAAAAAAACGAAAAAAAATGAAAAAAAGCATGTACATTACTTTTTACTTGTAGTAGGATAGATATATCAAAAGAGGAGAACTTGATATGCAATTCGTAGTAAAAACACAAATTCTTGAAAACTATGGCGCACACAGCGAAGATGGTCGTTTCGCTTCTGGTAATGCATACTGGAAAATGAAAGGTGGTCACGACTATATCGTTAGTGATCTTTCACGTCCACAAGATGCTATGGCATTCGTTGCAGCCAAATTCATCGAGAACAATATCTTCTACAAAGAGTTTCCGGTAGCTGTAATCTCTCATGCAGAGTGGCAAGATGAACTCAACGAACTTGACGAAGACTATCGTGAGTTCCTAGTAGAACAGGCTAAAGCTTGTTCTCCAAAGGATGTGGCTGCATGAGAATAGACGGACTTACTGATCATCAAGTAGTATTACTCGATATGATGTGGGAATGTGAAACTCCTCGAGAGTTAATGGAATTACGTGAATGTTTAACAGAACACGAACAACAAACGATGGATGTATTGATACATCTTGTACATATGGAAACTGTTGAACCTGAAATTTTAGCAATGAGAGAATTTCCAACAGTTAAAAAATTGTTGGAAAGAATAAAGGATGGAAAATCTACCTGAAATTTTGAATGAGGTGCCAGAGCCCGTTCTCCTTCTCCTCTTTCTCTGTGTGGCTCTGGCACTTCTCCTTGGAGTGATCCGCCTCGTATACAAATACGCTGGCTGGATCCTCCTCGGACTTATCGGTTATTATGTTATACATATGGTTGCGTAGCTCAACTGGATAGAGCAACAGACTTCTAATCTGTAGGTTGAGGGTTCGAGTCCTTCCGCAATCGCCAATTAAAGTGAGGAAAATTATGGCTAAAGGTAATAAGAAAACTTCTATCGGAAAACGAAATGTAAAGTTTTCGTCAATGAATAAATCCACAAAACGTAGTTTTAAAAAATATAGAGGACAAGGTTAACTCGGTATAGCACAGCCTGGTAGTGCGCTAGTTTTGGGTACTAGAGGTCGTTGGTTCGAATCCAGCTACCGAGACCAATATAACGGGAGCGTTTAAGAAGGTTCGAACCCTCCACTCCCGCCCAGAAAATCCTCTAAATGTTGAGGTCACATAGATGAGATTAGACTGTTGGTAATCTATGTGTGGAGTAACAGTCTATGCCTGCATTGCCCGTCGGTGCAGGATGAAATCAAAGATGATCTGCATAGCGGTGATTCTAGGGCGGGCCAAATTATGCGGGTATAGCTCAGTTGGTAGAGCGTCAGATTTCCAATCTGAATGTCGTCAGTTCGAACCTGATTGCCCGCTCCAATGCCTCCTTGGTGGAATGGTAGACACAAGAGACTTAAAATCTCTCGCTAGTAATAGCGTCCCGGTTCGAGTCCGGGAGGAGGCACCAAAATTTTTTATGATGATAGTGATGAAAATATCCTGCAGCGTTTGGCATTTCTTGAAATCCATCTAAGATATAATTCCAACACATTGGTAAAAAATTGTGTTTACAACCATATCGTTCTATGATATAACTGATGTAAACTTCGTTATTAAAGTCTGAACATAGCTCTTTACATTCATCGAATCTTTCACTAAACTTTAATTCTTCCATTGATGCTTTATCACAATGGAAAACACCTGTGTTGTAAATGATATTATTATATTTACGACCTTCAGACGCTAACATCATTTGTTTATTTAAAAGCTTATCATATTCTTTCATACCAACTTTTGGAAATGTTGGATATAAGCTTAGACCATTTACTTTTCTAAAAATGTCAGGCGCATAATCAGTTGGAATGACGTCATAATCAATATATAATACTTGATCAAACTGTTGAGCATATTTTTCTGCTAACAATATTTTATTTAATTGTAAGTCATCATAATTGTCTATATCATCAGGCGTATGAAGAGCATATGTTGCTCCATACTTTAGTGCATAATTTCTTTGCTTATTTTCTATATAGTCTGCGTATTCTTCAAACTGGTTATTCAGTGGAAGATACTGGGTGAATATTATTTTGCTCACACCATTCCTTTACCCAATCAAATTCTTTATTAATAACATGAATAAAATTAGTACCATTTGGCACATAACAATGATTATCCATAAAGTGGTGCCAATCAGGCCGTAACCATATATTTGGCACTTTATTTATTTTATTTTTTACACTCCATAAAGTTTCATTATCCCACCCGAATATTTCTTGAATCCACATAGGATACATAGAATCTTCTTCATGTTTTAATTCTGACATTGTTTCAAGCCAATAATCATGATCTTCAAAATATGCTAACTTATCTAGCCATTTTTTATTGCATCCAACAATCCCGGTATTGTAGACAAAGTTTTTAGGATCTTCTCCTTCATTTAATAATAAAGCAATTGCATTCCAGTATTTAGCAGCAGGAGATCTAATACTATGTGCTGATTCATCTACTTGTTCTCTCCATTTTGCTTGATCTCTTATATTTTTAAGAGATGCATTTACCTTTGGATCATTTTGAAAAATAGCAATGCCTTCATTTAAATCGTGTTCAGCAAAAAAGTTTTTCTTTGTAATAGGAACAACATCAATATCTAGATAAAGAACCTCGTCGAATTCTCGAGACAATTCATACATTAAATGAATTTTATAAAAATTTACAATATTCCAAACTGTAACGTCAGTATGATTTTCTTTATACCATTTTTCAAATTCTAAATATTTGTCATCTCTAGTGTATTGTATATACTCTGCGTCGATACTTTCAGCGTATGTCTTTTGCATTGCTGTAAGCCAATCATGGTTTTGTAAAAACACTCGATTAGCTTTATCATTTTTAGATTCAGTTTCACCTGGATATGGTGGTTGCCAATCTAAATCATCATTTGGGATTTGAATAAAAATACTATAAATAACTCGTTTCATAATGTTATATATAAATCATTTTTTTTATAAATAATACTAAATAGCGGCAGGGTAGCAATACCGACAAAGAAACGAGGATTTCATGGCCCAATACGAAGAATTTACAATCGACCAAGGCACAGACGTGGCCATTGAAATATACTGTGTAGATGAGAATGGTAATACAAAAGACCTTTCAAACTATCAAGTTTCAGCAGAATTAAAGAGAAATTATTCAACCACAAATTTAATATCATTTAACTCCGTTGTTGCAAATCCATCAACAGATGGTGTTGCTGTAATATCTTTAACTAATGCTCAAACATCAAATCTAGAAAAAGGAAGATATGTATATGATGTGAAATTGAGTTTCCAAGATAGTAATGGCGATACAATTATTGAAAGACTTCTTGAAGGTAGAATTCAAGTAACTCCACAAGTTACTGGTACTGGTGGAGGAGGCGTATAATGGCAACTTTTGTAAGAAGAGTCGTTGTTGGTACACCAATACGAAGAGTCACATCTGGTTCATTTAGTCTTAACAATCTAAGTGGTGTTAATATATCAGGTGATGCTGGCACAGGTCAAAACATCGGTGAAGGTCAACACAATGATCTTTTAGTATATGACTCAGCTGCATCAGAATATCGCAATTTAAATGTACTTCGTAAATTAAATGTAGATTATCTTACTTTCGATAGTAATGCAATTACTGTAGATTTTAATGATCCAGCTAAATTAAATGAATTGTATATTAATGCTATTAACGGTACTTTCTTTGATGGCCGAGTTGAAGCTGATAGATTTAACCAAAGACAGCTTACTGTTTTTGATGATAGTTCTCTTACAACAAAATTCTATGTAGACCAAGAAGTTGATAAGGTAAAAGAAGTTACCTTTACAATGGATGATGGATTTACTGACTCTGTTCAAATATATGATGGTGAAACTATCACATTGGCTGGTGGACGAGGCCTGTCCACACGCGGTGTAAAAATTGGTCAAGTTCTTACAATCACAACTGATCTTGATTCTACAGGTGCAGATTCTGGAACATTTGGTTCTTCTATTCGTATTCCAGTTCTTACAACAAATTCGCGTGGTCAAATTACAGCAATTTCAGACGTAGCTGTTGCTTCACTCGATTCAATTAGTTATGATTCTTCACTTGGTTCTGGTACATTTAGCATTAATACAAGTGATGGTGGATTATTTCAAACAGATATCAATTTAAATCCATTTACGACTGATGATCTTGTTGAAGGTCCTGGTGATCCTCAACCTGCGACTGAAAGTTATACACTTACTCTTTCAGCAATAAACAATTTCTTCTATCAAGTTTCAGGTTCAGATAGAACAGGTTCAATTAATAGCGGAGATCCTGCTCTTACAATAAGAACAGATGATACAATTACATTTAATAATACTGTATCTGGTGATCATCCAATGTACATTAAAACTGTGCAAGGAGATGGTACTGGAGATCAAGCGTCTGGAGTTACAGGACAAGGTACTGCTACAGTAACTTGGACACCAACAGTTCCTGGTACATATTATTATCAATGTGCTAATCATACAGACATGTATGGTGTTCTTACTGTTACACAACGACCAGGTGTACCAGAACCAAATTTATATTATAGAAGAACAAGATTCGATAGTGCACTTGGGGATGATATATCTATTGCTACTATTAGAGGTTATTTTAGCACTGATGGAGACTTGTTATATGATTCTGCATCAGGTCAATTCTCAATTGACGTTGACCAAGTTTATTCAAAGGATAACTTTGACTCTGACTTAGATGCTGCTATGAATAGCAATTATAACTTACATTGGTATCCAGATAGTAACTTCTTTGATCTTACAGCAATTAATGATTCAACAGCTGGCACATATGGTTCACCAACACAAATGCCAGTATTTTCAGTTGATAGCTATGGACGTATCGATAGTATTGGAGAAGTTTTAGTTGCTTCAGTAGATAGCACACGTTGGATCTCAAGTACAAATACTTATAGAATTAGTACAGGTGATGGTCAAGTATTTAATACTGTTATTGATAGCTTCAACAGCAATGTATTAATTCAAGACGACATTAAATTAAATTTTGGTGCAGGTGAAGATTTAAAAATCTATCACAACACAGGTGATGGTACAAATTATATTGAAGCTACAAATAGTGTATTAAAAGCTTCAAGTACAATGTATATTCATCTTGGAAGTGAAACATATGTTGAAGGTGATCTTATACCTTGGGCAGATTCGACATATGATCTTGGTACTTCTACTAATAAATGGAAAGATCTACATCTTTCTGGCAATACTATTCATCTTGGCCAAGTAAAACTACAAGATAGTGCAGGTTCGCTTTCTATTAAAACTGCAAGTGGTTTACCTGGAGATTTAACTCTTAAACATTTAACTGCTGACTCTGCGTTTATTAGTCAATTAACTGTAGATAGCATTAATGTTGGTCAATTGAATCTATCTAATGCTGATATGGATAGCTTATATGTTGATCAATTAAATGTTAGTCAAGGTGATATTGACTCAGCACATATTTCTCAATTAGATATTGATAGTGCTTATGCTACTCAATTGAATGTAGCTACAGCAGATATTGATACTCTTACATCAGCTGATGCTATATTAGATAGCGCTTATATTGGTCAATTGAATGTAAGTCAAGCTGATGCCGATAGCTTATATGTTGATCAATTAAATGTTGTCACAGCAGATATTGATAATGTTACATTAGGTCAAGTTACTATTGATTCGGCACATGCTACACAATTAGATGTTTCAAACGCTCACATTGATGCTGCTACTGTTGATTCTGCAAGAATTGAAAACTTAAGTGTAGATATTTTAAATGCTGATTCAGTATCAGCAGACTTTATAAGATTTGATCCAATTCTTTGGGATGATAATACTAAACCTGCAAGTGATGAAGGTACAGTATACTATAACTCTGGACCTGATGCCCTCGTATATAAACCAGCTACTGCTTCTCCAATTAAAATTGGTCAAGATGATGTCGTAAGAGTTTATAATAACTCTGGTGCTATGATTCCAAAAGGAACACCAGTTTATGTAACTGGTGCAACAAATGATTTCCCAACAATTGAAAAAGCACAAGCAAATGATATCAATACTATTGATGAAACAATTGGTGTTCTAAAAGATAGTATTAATAATAACACTTTTGGTCTTGTATTACAGCGTGGTTTACTTGGAAGATTAGATACTTCAGCTTATGCTCCTGGTACAAAATTATTTGTATCGGCTGATAGCGCTGGTAAATTTACTTCTACTGCTCCTGAATATCCTAACTTTGCATATGAAATTGGTACAGTTCTTGTACAAGATTCTCAAGGTGGACCAGCAGTTGGTGGTTGTATTCAAATTAAACCATTTAGAGAATTCTTCGAACAAATTCGTGTAACAGGTTCTGGTAGAGTTGATGCTAACTTTACAATCGGTGGTAACCTTACAGTTATTGGTTCTCAAGTTCAAACTTCGGTTCAAAGTTTAGCGGTATCTGACACCGTTATTGAAATGGGTGCAGGTGATACTATTGGCCTTGCCGCTACCAATTTTGGTGGAACTGGAACTAATGATGCATCACTTACAGGACACTATACTGGTGACGGTGTTGTCGAATTCCACGTTCGCATTGATAGCGTAGGATCTGGTGGAGAAGGTGATAAGATTGAATGGTCTTATGATAGTCAATATGGATCATTAGAACCATTTGATTCAGCATTAGGTTCAACAAGCTTTGTACTTTCATCAGGAGATTTGGTTGCAAATCTTGCAAATGGAATTAAAATTGCATTTACAGCAGAAACTGGTCACGATCTTGGAGATAGTTGGTCAGGTGAAGCTTCACCAATCGATGTTCAAATTGGTATTGTTGGTAACTATAATCCACCAGCAGATTCGCATGCTTATTCTGGATTCATAAGAGATCCATCGGATTTCAGATGGAAACTTTTCCAACAATATTTACCAGATCCACAAGCAAATATTAATTTCGCTGATCCTTCATTAGAATATGCTCCGCTTCAAGTTGGAACATTATACGCAGATACAGTAAATGCTGATCTTACAGGTAATGTCACTGGTACAGTAACTGATATTTCAAATCATACTACAGATCAATTACTTGAAGGTTCAACTAATCAATACTATTTAAAATCGCGTGTTGATAGTGATATTCTCGATTCGATTGCTACAAATAATTTAAATGTTGCTACTGGTGATATTAGTCAATTTACTTCTGACTCTGCATTTATTACTCAATTAAATGTACCAACAGGAGATATTGACACATTAACATCGGCAAATGCTATACTCGATTCTGCTTATATCGGACAATTAAACGTAAGTCAAGCTGATGCTGATTCACTTTATGTAGATCAATTGAACGTAACAACTGCTGATATAGACACATTGACTTCAGCTGATGCTGTATTAGATAGCGCATATATTGGTCAACTTAATGTTGCAACTGGTGATATTGATACCCTTACATCGGCTAATGCTTCACTTGATTCTGCTTATGTTGGGCAATTAAATGTCACAACTGGTGATATTGATACCTTTACATCAGCAAATGCAAATATTGATTCTGCTTATATCGGCCAATTAAATGTAAGTCAAGCACATATCGATAGTCTATACGCAGATAATATTAACTTAACATTAGTTGATATTGATACGCTTACTGCTGATTCGGCTGTTATCACAAATATATCTGGTAGTACAGCAAACTTTACTACAATTACAAGATCAGGTGCTACAAGTTATAATGGAATATGGGGTTCAGCTTCAGAAGTTCCAATAATTACACTAGATTCATCTGGTTTTGTAGATAGTATTGGAACAACTTCGGTTGCTGGTGTAACAGCATTTGCATGGGATTCTGCTACTTCAACTGCTACCATTAGTACCGCAGACGGTGGATCATATCCAGCTATTATTAATGGTTGGGGCGATAACCAAAAAGTTTATTTTGGTGCCGATAGCAACGCATATTTCTATCATGATGGAAATAATTTTAATCTTGAAAATGATCAAGGTGGATTTAGAATTACTCTTAATGACAATGGACAGGATTTTGCCGTATATGCTCAAACTACTGATGCCTTAGAGCGAGTAATAACTGCCGGTGGTACTTCTGAGGTTTCTATTGTAAATCTATGGCATAATGATAAAAAGAGATTATTAACAACTAGTACTGGGGTTGAAATAAGAGGTGGAAATGGATTCCAAGGTTCTCTTGGAGAAATCTTAGCTGATTCTGCTACTATTTCAAGATTAAGTGGCTCGGTTGTTGTAGAAAGTGGTCTTACTTCAGATTCATTACAGACAAATCTAATTAGTGTCACTGATGATTCTAACGGTGATTATAGAATTAAGAATAATATAGTTCAAAGAACATATGAAAATAGAGATTCTCAAAACCTCACTGCTGGTATTACTCAAGACTCAAATAATCAAGGATTAATTAACATTTATGTAAGAACTGGATTTAAAACTGGTCAACATAGATATTGGAAACAAGGATCTGCAAAAGGTTATTACATCGCATATGATTCAGATCATCTTTATACTGATAAAGAAATTCAAGCTCCGCTCCTTGATTTACTTCCAGGTGTAACATATAGATTCCATCATAATGATTCTTCAATGTCAACACACGATATTCGATTCTATTGGGATAATCAAAAATCTGGATTACTTTCTGATAGTGCAGCAGATATTAAATATGTTGGCACTGCTGGTAATATTGATGTTGGAAATTCATATGCACAAATTAAAGTAAAAGATGATGGACCTCGTTCATTTGGATATCAATGTTTGAACCACCCATATATGGGTAATCTTGCAATTACAAATAGCGGTGCTGGTGCAAGAATACTTGGAACATCAAGTGGTATTAAAGTTGATGGAAATATTGAGGCTATAATTGATGGCGGAACATATTAACTTGTATAAATAGAAGAAAGTGGAGCTGAGTTTTTACTCATTAAAGCTTACCTTATTAGGATTACGAGATGGCAACAGAGATTAAACTTAAACGTTCCTCGGTCACGGGGAAGGAACCATTACCAGCTGATCTAGATTACGGCGAATTGGCGTTAAACTACGCTGATGGTGTTTTGTATTATAAAAATACAAGTAATACTATTGCTAATATTTCAGGTGGTGGTGCAGAGACAGATTCAGTTGCTCCATCTGGTAATTCCTTAAGAGATGGTAATCTTTGGTGGGATGCAGTAAATGGTCGCTTAAAAGTTTATTATGATGATGGAGATCCAGCCGCAGCTGGTAATATTACAGTTTCAATGACTGTAAATAGCACATATACAACTAATAGTGTATTTTCATTCAATACCGGTTGGTCTGATCGTAATGGAATGAAAAATTATACTAATGGTGATCCAGCATCTTTAAATCCAACTATTAATATTGTTGCTGGTGATACAGTTACTATAACTAATGGCGAATTTAATAATCACCCACTTTTCTTTGTAACTCAACTTGATCCCATTACGAATGATTATAACTCATCATACAACGTAGAAAATCCTCCATCTACTTATGGTGGTGGTACAAGTACGACTTCGTATCAATTCAATTCAGCTGGAACCTACTATTATATTTGTGGTGTTCATGCTCCTATGGTTGGTACTATTAATGTACTTCCACAAGATGGATCCGCAAGTAGACAATGGGTTGATGCATCTCCACAAGGACGTGGATATACGGGATCAGCTGGAGCAATTGGATATTCTGAAAATGCTCCTGCAAATCCAGCTGGTGGTCAAATTTGGTATGACACTAAAACTGGCAAATCATATATGTATTTTATCGTTTCTGGTTATGGTCATTGGGTATTATTTGCAGATCCCACTATTAGTGATGGTGGTCAAGGATATTCTGGATCTGCTGGTTATACAGGATCTCGTGGAACTATTTCTCCAAGATCATTAGTGTTTTTAAGCCCAGGTTCAGGTGATGAACAGACATTATTTTATGCCGATAGATCTTTTGAATTAACTGAAGTTCGAGGAGTTATTCGAGGTGGTACATCAGTTAATATATCTGTCGTTTATGCTCCAAGTAGATCTGGAACTGGAACAGTAGCATCTACTGGAACTATTACGAGTAGTACCTCAGGTGATACTTTAACAGTTTCTTCTTCAACTATTCCAGCTAACAATTATGTTTGGGTTGAAATTTCAAGTCCAGTGGGAATTATAAATGAACTTCAAGTTAATCTTCTATTTGATGAGTATTAAGACATGGCAACACTAATTTTTCCAAATTTACCAAATCATTTAGATCTTTACACCGATCCTAATCAGGCAATATGGCAATATGATAGCGATGGTCCATACTGGAATGTAATTACATCTACTACACGTAAGAATTTTAGCGGAGCTAAATTATATAATCAAAACGTATATACTTTAACTCAAGATTTTTCTTTAATTCAATTTCAAGATTTAGAATTTGATATCGATAATTATTATATAAATGCTAATCAAGGTAGATTAACTGCTCCTACTACTGGATTTTATAGAATAACCGTATCATATTTTACTGGATCAACTGGTGCTGGAGCTTCTTATACATTTGAATTAAGAAAAAATGGAATAGCTATTGATACAACTACTTTAGGTCCTAATCAAAATACTAGTTATGATCAAACTATAGAATTAAATTCCGGGGATTATTTAGAAGTTTATGGTAAAGAAAGTACAGGAACAGGAACAATTAATGCAAATTCTGAATTCCAATTATATCGTCTTGGTTTTACACCAGGTACAGGTGTAAGTAACCATGTTGCTTTTAGTGGAGTAAGAGCAATTTTAAATGCTTCATCTAATACTACAAGTAGTCCTCTTGCAACAACTTGGAATAATGTTGATTTTAATACGAATGCTAATGTTTTAGGCGATTTGTATTGGTATAATACAGAACCAGAAAGACTTACAATTAGAGCATCAGGATATTATAAAGTTAGATCTTTTGTTAGTACTTCTTCTGCTGGATCAGAAGATTCTTATACAATATCCTTAAGAAGAACTCGTGGAGTTACAACTACAAATTTAACAACTATTAATATGAGTGCTAATGATTTTATTGAACTAGATGAAATATTTTATTTTTTAGAAGATGATTTTGTCGAATTAATGATTTCAAATAGCGATAACACTGGTGCTATATTAAATACATCATATTTAGAACTCGTCAGAGAGGGAGTATAATAAATGGCATTTATTAAATCGACCAGTACACTATCTTCTAATGCCGTTACCGTTCCTAATATTACTGGCGGTGACAATGGTAAAGTAGTTAGAATATCTGGTTCAAATACAGCAATTAACGCGGCAAATACCGATACTTCATCACAACTTTTAGCTATCTTAATTAAAATTGGTGGTGAATATTATGCAAGTGGAGTTGTTTCAGGATTTTCAGGTTTAACACCTGGTTCTCCATATTATTTAGGAACAACTGGTGATCTAATTTCTACACCTCCAACACCTACAACCGCAACTCGAGCATTGCTCATTGGATTTGCTTTAAATACTACAGATATCGTATTTAGACCAGGAATACCAATTTCAGGAACATAATTTATGGCAATTGCTAATTTAACAAGAGAAGTCGCATTAGTAGATTCAGATTTTCTGGGTTTACCAGTTATGCACCATATTTCTGATGCAGGATATTGGTATACATATCATCCATCTGATTTGGATTCTAATAATGTACTTACTGGAAACTCTATTCAAGTATATGAATGGGATACAGTATTATCAATTGGTTCTGCGAGTCAATTAAGTACTAATGCAAATCGTGTTGAATTAGACGGTACAATTACATTTATTGATGATTCACATGCGCCTGGTGTTTTAAGATACCATGGTGGATGTATACAAGACATTGGTCCTGGTTTAAACGATATTACAAACCAAACTGAAAATGATGCCTTTATGTTTGCGCATATTGGTACCTTTGGTGATGATAATACTGGAGCAACTACTCCGTCTGGTGGTTCATTAGAAGATGATGCGTTTTACTGGGATAGACTTTATCAAGCAAATGCTGGTGGTAATTGGGAATTTTATCAATACCACAAACACCTTCCTTCAAACTATTCAAAATATGATGATGGACGAATCGTATTTGCTTCAGACGGTTATATTAGACCAGCCGATAAACAATTTGGTTACTTAATTAATATCCTTGCAAAACAAGGTCAAAGTGCATATTCAGTTCCTCTTGCTCGTATTCACACTCCTTCTGTTGGTGGTGCTCACAACTCTCACAATGACGTGACTTTACCTAATACCGCTGGTATTAACTATATGCCTGGTGGTATTTTAAAGGGTGGTTCTAATAGATTCCATGCATTTTATTTAAGCGATGCTGGAGCCAATGGTTGGAATGTATTTTCGAGAACATACACTTCCACTTCTGGATCTTTTACAAATGAAGTAAATTATGGTACATTTGACATAGCTGATCCTGATTTCAATCCATATCCAGGAGGCAATGAAAACGCTGAAGGCACTCAAAGTTCTTATGCATTAAGAATAAGTGCAGGTCATGCATTTGGTTCTAAAATATATATGCCTGTTATAATGAAGGCTGAAGCTCGTCCTTACAATTATGAAGTTACAGATATCGTCGGCGGTGGTGTTGTTTATGCGATAACTGGAAATGATAGACAAGGTGCTCATGCTGAAAGAAACCAACCAACAATATACATCAAAGTCGGTGATACATTAACAATTGAGAACTCTCAATATCTTGCTCACCCAATGTATATACGTGATACTACTAGCATTAATCCAACACCAACTAGTCATAATGTGGCAGGTGCTTCAGGCGGAGGAACGGGTAGTTCTACTCTTACATTTACTCCTCAAACTGCAGAGACAGTATATTATATTTGTTCACTTCATAATAATATGTATGGTCAAATAGTTATTACTGAAAGAGATGGCACATTTGATCAAAAAATCTGGCAATTGACAGATGCTAATACAATTTCTCCAGGTACATTAAATCAAATTGATATGCCATTTCAATTTCATGGTTTAGATCATAAACCGGATTGTTATATTACAAGTGTTGGCAGTAATATTTACGTTGCAGCATCAAGTGGATTACAAGGTGGTGTGCAAATGTTTAGTGCGCCAAATCAAATCGATTCAGTTGGTGATTTAACTCTTGAAGGTAATATTGTAACAAATGATTCAGATCAATTTTTAAGATTACATGGATTTAAATATAACGCTGCAACTACTAAATTCTTTACTCTTCTTTCTGGTGTAGATGGAGCAGCAGGTAATTATTCGGGTAAAGGTCTTTATAGTTTTGACTTGGCTGGTGGTGCATTTGATGGTTACGATCACATGTCATATGATACAACTACCGGAACATTTACAACAAGATCACCTCTTCAGGGTGGTTATTTACGCTATACTCATTCAGATGGAGTTATTGAATATAATACTGGTACAGAACCAGAAGGAATTGCAAATGGAACATCAATATTCCAATGGAAAACAGCTTCTCCTACCTTCTATAATCTAAAAGAAATTAATACTGGCAATTCAGAAGAATATTATTTCCAAGGAATCTATCTTGAAGATGGTCGTAAAGCTCTTGTTGGTAGACTTGAAGGACATCCTCAAACTACTGGTGCAGAAAATACTGGTGATTTATTACTTACTATTGTTGATAACGAAAATAATTCAGTAAGCTATACTTGGGGTGGAACTGGTGATAACTTCCTTACTGGTATTATTGAAGATAAAATTAATAATAAACTTGTATTATCTGGTTATTCAAAAGGAGAACTTGCTCCTAAAGGCGATCAATGGGTACATGGTTGGGGTAGAAATATTCATCAATCAAATGACTCTGCTGATATGTACTTATATGATGTTCAAAGAGATAGTATTTCTGGTAATTTTTATACTGTAGGTAATGATACTATTAATGGTAGAGCTATTTTACAGGCTTGGGATAAAAATTATAATTATAAAGAAAATTATTATTATTCAGTAGGACCAGATTCTACCAATATAAATTCAATTGATATTAGAAATGGCTATGCTTATACATCTGGTTGGACAAAAAATCAAACAGGTAAAAGAAGTGGATTTATTAACAAAATAAATCTAGCAACTCATACTGTAGAATTTACAAAAGGATTATTTCAAGGAACAAATGTTCATAAAATAACCGATCATTGTATTGTAACTCGACAAGGTCAAGAATATGTAGTAGGATTTATCGAAAATAATTCATTTACTGGAGATTCAGATACTTTAACTTCTGGATTAATTTTCTTAATGGATCCAAATGGAAATGTTACTGTTTCAAAATCAACAGAAGCTATTGCAAATAGCGGAACATATGATACATCTTTACATATTAAACGAATAAAACCAGGAAAAGAAGATACTGGTGATTTCTTCTTCGTTGGATCTGAAACGCGTGGTAATTACAGAGCTCCGATGTGGGGTTATGGAAATGTATTTACTTCAGATCTTATTCATTGGAATACAAATTTAGTTAATGAAGATGCAACTGCAGCTGCTATTTCAGATAATACACTTACAAACTATAATAATGAAGAAAATGTATTTAATGATATTGATGTTTTAAAATATTATAGCGATAGTCAAAAATATGATATTATTGTTGTTGGTCAAATAGAAGATTTGAATCTTACTCCAGGCGATTCTAATGGAACAAATGGATATGGATTTGCTTTAGCAGAAAAATGGCAAATATATACCGAAACTACAGGAAGCGGTGCTGCTGTACATAATACTACAAAATATTGGTCAAAAACATATCAATCTCAATACGGTAATGTAAATCGTTTCCTTTCAGTTGTCGTTGAAGATTCAGATAAAAGAGATTGGTGGAAAAATGAAGATCAATTCTTCCATAATGGCCAAGTAAGATTTATTGTAGGTGGAGAAGGATGGGATTTAGATAGTAATGCTGCTCATCCAGATTATACATCTGATATTTTAATGAGAAGAGATACTTTCTTTGCTGCTATTAATGATTCAGATGGTAGCGTTGAATGGGCAAATTCTCTTGGACATATGGGTAATGATGATATTAATAAATCCATGGTATGGGATGCTCATGGTAGAAATTTTGTAGCAGTTGGTTCATCTACATCTCACTCTGTCGGTGAAGATGGTATTTTATTTAGATTGTGGAAAGATGGATTTGGAACTGGTGTATATCACACCGAAGCTTCTACATCTAATGCTTATTATTATGATTCAATTTATTTATCTCCTACAGTATATAGTGGACCTACTTATGATAGTAATACATTCCCAAATACTTCGCTTTCTACTTTACAAAATACTGCTTCATTAGGATCTAGTTTACTCGACAATACTAATGGTACTGTTCACGTTGAATATAACGGATCATATGGTGCTAATGGATTATTTACAGGATTTTTAGGAATTGTAGATCAAGGAGATTTACAATCATTTAAAAACACTGATCAATATATTGCAGAAGCACAAGCGGGGAAAATTGTACATAGGGTTCCAGATGATTTCTTTGAAATACACCAAGTATCTACAGTGGGTGATGCTACTGCCGATGATGGAAACGTATTTGCTTATGACGTAATTAAATCAAGAGATCAAGAATACTATTATCTTGGTGGTCAAGTGTCTGGTAATATTGCAAGAACTAATGATGGTCAATCTGGTGTTTATGACTATACATTATTCCAATGGGATATTGCCTCTGAACAATTTAGGTTCTGGCAAAATGGTACAGCACAAGATGAAGAGATCTATGCGATTACCGAATTAACTGGTACAGCTCTTCTTGTCACTAATCCTGAAGCTGCTGGCCAAGGTCGTCAAGATGGAACAGTAGAATGGACACCATCAACTGCTGGTACTTATTACTACCAGTGTGGACTTCATACTGCGATGCAAGGTCAACTTATTGTAACTGATGTACATGCTTCACCACAAACATTCAATATCACTGTAACGAATAATGCATCTCTTGCATTTAGATTTAGTGGATCAGATAGAAATGGTACAATTAATTCAACAGCAGATAATCCTACAATTACAATCGACACTGGTGATACTGTAAGATTTAACATTCAAGCTCCAGGTCATCCATTCTATATTCAGACTGCAGCTGGTACTGGTGGTTCTAAAAATGGTCATATCGCATTCTGCGGTAGAACAACTGGACAATTAGGTACTGATATTGGTTCACCTGACTCAGATACTCCATTATTTGGTGGTTATGATTTATTCCTTGGTATTTTTGATCCAAATGCTTGGGTTGCTGAATATTATAACCAAGGATCTGGTTTTAATGATAAAGCAATGAATGTTCATGATTTACATCCAAAAATTCCTAACACATTGGCATTAGTTTATACATCATTTGGTTCTGTAAATGGTTCACCAACGTTTGGATCTGAAGATATTGGCGTAATTACATTTAATTACGATACTGATAGTTGGAGTCAAGGATTCCAAGTCGGTTCAGAAACTTCAGAAGAAATTGATCAAAACGGAAAACCAAGTACACTTTTATCAGATGGAAGGATCGCTGTTGTTTGTAATACTGCTGGAACATTTGCTGATAATTCAATTACATATGGATTGAAAGATATGGGTCTCGCTATATTTGATTTTGATAGCGATGGTTTTGGTAATTATGCAGGATGGAGTAAATATCAAATTGGTTCAGGATCTGCTGATTTCTCATACAGCATAGATAATAACGGAACTTCATTCCTAATTACAGGATTTTCTGAAGCTACGTGGGATAAAGCTGTGTCAGGAGTATTTGTTGAATTTGACCCCGAAAGAAACATTTTAGCGAAGAGTGCATAAGATATGGCTATACTTAACTTTCCAATAAATCCATCGCACAACGATACTTATTCAGCAAATGGTATTGACTATCTATATGATAGTAATTCTACTTCTTGGACTGTTGAACCAAATTTAGGATATACTGGTTCGCAAGGTTTTACTGGATCTAAAGGTGCTGGATTTACAGGATCAAGAGGATCCCTTGGTTTTGTTGGATCTCAAGGTTTTACTGGATCAGTTGGTTTTACTGGATCTGTTGGTTACGGTGGTTCTTCACAATCTCAAGGTATTTTATATGCTTATGATACTGGCACTACTGTGGGTGGAGCACTTACAGGTGAAATAAGATTTAATAACGCTGCTATTGGTTCTGCTACTCAAATTGGTATTAATGTTACTGATGCAAATGCAAATAATCTCACAGATTATTTTACTACACTAGATAACTTTGGTGATGCTGTAAATAATTTTATTGGTTATTTGCAAATAAGACCAGCCGATGTTTCTGATGGAACAACCCAAGTATTTAGGGTTGAATCAGTATTTTCTTTAGCAAGTGGTGTTGTTACAGCAACTATATCTTCTGCTGGTGGTTCTATAACATTAAGTGATAATGATCAAATTTTAATTACTTTTGTGCCAGCTGCTCAAGGTGCTATCGGTTATACTGGTTCTCGAGGGGCCATTGGTTATACGGGATCTCGTGGAGCTCAAGGTTATACTGGATCTCAAGGTGTGATTGGTTACACCGGTTCACAGGGTGTTATCGGTTATACGGGATCACAAGGTTATACTGGTTCTCAAGGAGCTAAAGGTGATCTCGGTTATACTGGATCTCGAGGTGTAATTGGCTATACTGGTTCTCGAGGTGTGATTGGTTACACTGGATCTCGAGGAGCTACAGGATTTACAGGATCTCGAGGTGTAATTGGTTACACTGGATCTCGAGGAGCTGATGGTACTTCATTGAATATCCAAGGTACTGTTGCAACAGTTGGAAACTTGCCAGCAAGTGGTAATACCGCTGGTGATGGTTATGTTGTACAAGCCGATTCTAATTTGTATATTTGGGATGGTTCTGCTTGGACTAACGTTGGTCAATTCGTTGGCTATACAGGTTCACAAGGTATAGGTTATACTGGATCTCAAGGTTCAACTGGATTTGTAGGATCTCGTGGAGATCAAGGTTACACTGGATCTCAAGGTTATACTGGATCTCAAGGTGTCATTGGTTATACGGGATCACGAGGAGCTCAAGGTTATACTGGTTCTCAAGGAGCTCAAGGTTATACTGGTTCTCGAGGAGCTCAAGGTTATACTGGTTCTCAAGGTTATACTGGTTCTCAAGGAGCTAAAGGTGATCTCGGTTATACTGGATCTCAAGGTGTCATTGGTTATACTGGTTCTCGAGGAGCTACAGGATTTACAGGATCTCGAGGTGCGATTGGTTACACTGGATCACAAGGTTATACTGGTTCTCAAGGAGCTAAAGGTGATCTCGGTTATACTGGATCTCAAGGTTTAGCAGGTGGGGGCACTGGTGTTGCAATTGCAATGGCAATGATATTTGGATAAATTATGGCAGAAGCAAACTTAGAATCACTTTCAACTGTTCGATTACAAATGGTTACTAATACCATTTCATCAACAGGTGGTACCGCTGGAATTACACATAATGTTTTATCTGGAAATGAAACTTGGATATTGAAAAATTTAACTATTTCAAATCAAAGTGCTAATAGCACTGATAATGAAATGAGTGTACAATTTAGACCAAATGGGGGAACTGCACGCTATATAATGTATAAAGTCTGGGTTCCATGGACAACAGCTTTAATTGTTATTCATGAAAATATTGGTCTTTATTTTCAATATGGCGATGAAATTAGAGTTATTATGGAACAAGGCAGTAATGCAGAAGTAGTTTTTAGCTATCAAACTTTGAGACAATAGATAGATAATATTTTAGGAGGAAAAAATGGCAGCACCGAATATAGTGAATGTTGCACAAATATATGGTAGAACTGTTACTGGTGCCGTTACAACCAGTCTTAATTCGTTTTTAACTAATGCAGCAAGTTCTAATTATGTTTATAAAGTAAATACAATTATGATTTCTAATGTTGATGGAACGAATGATACAACTGTGCGTGTAGCATTTAATGATGGTGGAACTAATAGATATTTAGCATATGATATAGATTTAATTGCTAAAACAACCTTAATTGTATTATCAAAAGATCAAGCGGTATATTTAGAAGAAGGTGATTCAATTAGGGCTTCAGCTACTACAGCAAGTGATGCAGAAATTGTAATTTCATATGAAGCAATTATCGACTAGGTGTTAAAATGGGAAGAAAGTCTCAAAACGGTGGGGTACTAGGAAAAACTTGGGCTTATTATGATCCTACAAACCATGTTGGGGTTTGGGATCTTCAAGGGGTTTGTGATGGTTTTAGTGGTTCCCCCACGAATAGAGAAGGTTTTAATGCTGGAGCTGGATGGATTGATGTTAGTGCATTAAATGTATCAATTATTGCCGGCAGTGCAGGTGGGACTTGGAGTAATGATACTACAATTACTAATGTTTCTGGAACAACTATTTTGAATTATGGTAGTATTAATGCAACATATAATGGTTATTATTACATCGATCTTGTAAATACTGCTATTTATGACTTTTGGGCTAGAGGTGCTGATGGTTGTGATTTAACTGCCGGTACTTATGCTAGTAATAACTCATGGGGTGAAGGCTATCAAATGGCTGGATCAATGACATTAAACGCGGGATGGAGAATTTGGTTAACTGCTGGACAAGTTGGTGAACCAACAGGAGACAACGAAGGTGCTGGTGGAGGTGGTATGTCAGTCATTGCTTATACTACAAATACCACAGATAGCCCAGCAAGTGCAATACCTATTTGTGTAGGTGGTGGTGGAGGAGGAGATAATCGAGGCTATAACAGCGTCAACGGTGATGTTCCAAACTATGCAAAAGCTAATGATGGAGAAAGAGGTCATATTGGAGGAGGAGCTGTTACTGGTGCAGGTGGCGCAGCAAGTTATGCAGAGAATTTAGCAACAAATGTTGGACAAGGTGTAGCTTTGAATACTGGATCTAATTATACACAAGCTGGAGGTAGTGTTCTTCACCGTTTTGCTGGATGGCATGGTGGAGGTTTCTTTAGTAATGGAGGAGGTAGTTCTGTTCGTACTGGAGGTACTGCTGGTGGAGGATGGCAACAAGGTGGAACAGGTGGATTAAACCAAAATAATACTGGAACACGCGGCGGCTGGGGAGGCGGCGGCGGAGGTGGTTATAATTGTGGTTATGGCGGTGGTGGCGGAGGCTACACTGGAGGAATGTCAGCCGGTTATGCAAACGGATGCGGAGGAAATGGCGGAGGAGGTGGATCCTATATAAATCCTTCAGCTACCAAAAATACTACTTATAGTTATAACACAAATAGACTTACTGCTAATAAACCAGGATCTGTTGGAATTGGTGGGCAAGGCTTAGTGGCTTTTCCAGCAGCTTAATTATTAGGAGAAAATAATATATGAGTAAAAACTCAAAATGGGGAAGATATTTAGGAACTGGTAAATCACTAGATCATGGAGGACTTGGGACTTCTTTTACTCGATATGACCAGATGTCCAGGCGTAACGCACAAGGTATTCATTATATAGATCATATTGCTGAGTATGAAGGTGCTGATGATGGAAAATATGGAACCACTATTGCAGGCCAAGCTGAATATACAACTCCTGGAACATATAGTTGGACAGCTCCAGCTGGTGTAACTTCAGTTTGTGTTGTATGCGTAGGCGGAGGTGCAGCTGGTGCAGGATCAGGATTTCGTGGAGGAGGCGGAGGTGGCCTTGGTTGGAAAAATAATATTCCTGTGTCACCAGGATCGTCATATACTGTAGTCGTTGGAGCTGGAACAACTCAATCTGGTTGGGGTAGTGCTGGAACAACTGCAGGTGATAGTTATTTTATAAGCGCAGCTACTGTTAAAGGTGGTGGTGGAACTAGTGTATCAAATACTGGTGGTAATTACGTTGGTGATGGTGGAGGTAACGGTGGTGCAGGAGGTACTGGAGCTAGTGGTTTAGAATCAGGAGGAGGTGGAGCTGGAGGCTATTCAGGCGATGGTGGTCAAGGAGCTTCTTATACTACTCCTCCAGCTACAGCAGGATCTGGTGGAGGTGGCGGTGGCGGTGGCTATGGCAACCTTACAGCAGGTGGAGGTGGTGGAGTTGGTATTTACGGCGAAGGTGCAAGTGGTGCTGCTGGTGCGAGTACAAATGGAGATTGGGGCGGAGGCGGAGGCGGAGGCTCTGGTGGAACAAATGGTGGATCTGGTTCATATACTGTAACTGGTGGTACATATGGTGGAGGTAGTTATGGAAGATTTGGAAATGGTGGTACTTCTATTGGTCAAGGCGGTGCAGTAAGAATTATATGGGGAGGTGGTAGAGCCTTTCCTTCAACAAATACCCAAGATGTATAGGAGAAAATAGTGGCACACGAAGAAGATACACATATTTGTAGAGAATGCAATCATCCATGTCATGGTGATACTGATATATGCCCAGTATGTAGAAGTAATCATGAATGTATGTGTGATGAATGCGTCGAAAACGAATGCAATATAAGACCTGAAGCCCCCAAATAATTTATATATAGATTTGTTATGACAAAATTGAAAATTGCTATTATAGACCTTTTAGGTTTAACTTATGATGGATCTACATTAAAAAAACGCGGTTTAGGCGGATCTGAATCTGCTGTGATATTAATGGCTGAACAACTATCTGGTGTAGGATTTGATGTTACAGTATTCAATAATTGTATAGATTCTGAAGCTGAACCTGGATTTTATTTAAATGGTCTTAAATATGAAACACATGGAATTGATACCTCTTCGATTCCTGAATATATTGATCATTCTCAGTATGAAGATGAAGATTGTGGCGAAGAGTGTAATTGTTTTGATATTGTAATTTCTTCTCGATCTGTACATCCTTTTTTTCCTAATAATCAATATCAACCTTTAATAAAAAAATCTAAATACAAAATTATTTGGATGCATGATACTTTTTGTGAAGGTGATGAACATATTGAAAATATGCTCAATCAAGGTATAATTGATGAGTTATTTACTTTATCAGATTTTCATAGTACATATGTTTTAAATTGTGATCATGGTGGAAAAAGAAATTTTGAAGTTATGAAACATAAAGTGTTTCAAACACGAAATGGTGCAGTAAAATATATTGATGAAATTGATTTAAGTAAAAAAGATAAAAACCATTTTGTTTATAATGCTTCAGTAACAAAAGGATTAAATCCTTTATTACAAGATATTTGGCCAGAAGTAAAACGTCAAATACCTAATGCACATCTTACTGTTATTGGTGGATTCTATAGATTTAGAGAAGGCGCTGAGCCTGATGCACAAGAAAAAGATCATCGTAGATATGTAGAAACATACCCAAAAGAATTAGATGTAACTTTTACTGGAGTTATACCTCAAAAAGAAATAGCAAAAATATTAGCTAATGCTGGATTTATGTTGTATCCAACTGAATTTCCAGAAACATTTGGCATTTCAGCATTAGAATCTTTATTATATAAAACTCCTCTTATTACTTCTCGATTTGGTGCTCTCGAAGAAACAGCACTCGATCTGGCATGCTATAAACAAAATTATGCTAATTGCCCAAATGGCTTGTTTCCAAAAATTAATAGACAAGAACAAGCTAAATCATTTATTGATATGACAATACAAGCATATCACAATGATTATTTGTTACAACAAAAACAAAATTATTGTGATGTAATTGATGACATATATGGATGGGATACAGTCGCTTTACAATGGAAACAACATCTCTATAGAAAATTAAAAAAATATTTACCAGTAGATGATTATAGAAAAGTTTCAGTTATAAATGATAAAGTGAAAAGAATCTATGGAAGAAGATTTGAAAATGGTGTTGAAAGAACAGAATATAGAACAACTTATTCTGAAAAAAGAATTGTAGTAGTCTCACCATTTAGAAATGCTGATGATTATATCTACGATCATTGTTTATCTATTGATCAACAAGATTATGATAATTATGTGCATCTTCTCATTGATGATAATTCTACAAATATAGTTGGTACTCCTGAAAATATAAAAAGAAAAATTACTCGAAATAATGAAAGAGAAGGATGTGTATTTAATCAGCTTTCAGTAAAAGATCAAATTAAAGATGATGATATTGTCATGCTTTTAGATGGAGATGATTTTTTAGTACATAATCCTACTATTTTTAAATATTATAATCAATTATATCATGAAGGAATCGAATTTACATATGGATCAATGTGGAGTATGGTTGATAATATTCCATTAATTGCTCAAGATTATCCACAAAAAGTAAAAGAAGAAAAATCATATCGAAGGCATTTATTTAATTGGAAAATTCCTTATACACATCTGAGAACGGTTTTAGGAAAACATTATAAAGAATTAAAGAATATAGTCTTTCAAAAACCTGGAGAGTCTGGTCATGGATATATGAAAAGCGGAGCAGATAATCCATTATTTTATGAATTAATAGAAAAAGTATCTCCTGAAAAAATAAAAGCTGTAAAAGAAATAATGTGTTTTTATAATGATGTAAATCCGCTTAATGACTTTAAAGTAAATCCAGTGGATCAAAATGAAAATGCTTATACATCATATCAAAATAGAGAAGAAAAAGAAATGAAAAAGATTTTAATTGCAGTTCCTACTAATAAAGGTATTGAACCAGAAACATTTAAATCGATTTATAATTTAGATCTACCAAGTAGGATTATGACTCATTTTGAATTTTTCTATGGCTATCAAATTGATCAAATACGTAATCTAATTGCAGAGTGGGGAAAAAATTATGATTACGTCTTTTGCGTAGATAGTGATATGATTTTACCGCAAGATGCTCTTATTAAATTATATGAAGCTGACAAAGATATTATTTCTGCTGTTTATATGCAAAGAAAACACGATGAACAAATCTTAGAATTGTATGACGAAAATGGAAATATACCGAGTGATCAATTAAAACATGGATTAATGCAAGTAAAGGGTTGTGGATTCGGTTGTGTTCTGATTAAAGGTAAGGTATTTAATGAAATACCTTATCCACATTTTAAATATAAATCTGCATTAGATCATAAGTTTACTTACTCTGAAGATGTTTATTTTTGTGATAGAGCAAAAGAACATGGATTTGAAGTATGGGTTGATACTACATTAATTTGTGGACATAAAGGAAATTATGAGTTTAAACCTCAAATCAATTATAAAGCTGATGAAGAAAGTCCTGACGCAAGAGAAATTAATTATGATTTGATTGAAATGTCAA